TGATAAATGGGCGCGTGAGCTCCCAAAGGGCTTCAAAGATCTGCTTGAGTTCAAGAGCGACAAGATCAGCCTTTCGGGGGCGAGTGACAGCTTTGCGGTTGCGAGAACCAGCCGCAGGGAAAACCCAGAGGCGCTGCAAGGCTTTCACAGCGAAAACATGCTGTTCATTTGCGAGGAAGCATCGGGCATCCCTGATGTGGTGTTTCAGGTCGGTGAGGGTTCACTCTCGACGCGAGGTGCAAAGGTTTTGATGTGCGGAAACCCGACAAGGGCGGATGGCTATTTTTATGACGCATTTCATTCGCATCGGGAGATGTGGAAATGCTTGACGGTGAGTTGCGAGGATGCAGATACAGTCTCTGAAAACTTTATTGCGGACATGGCGGCAAAATATGGCGTCGACAGCAATGTATACAGGGTTCGTGTCAGCGGTGAGTTCCCGACTCAATCGGACGATGTTCTACTGCCATTGCACCTTGTTGAAGCTGCGACTAGGCGCGAGATTGAGATGGCACCGACTACGCAGACGGTTTGGGGGCTGGATGTTTCACGTTATGGCGGAGACAGAACGGCGCTTTGTAAACGTCAGGGCAACGTGGTCATTGAGCCGGTCAAGACGTGGCAAAACAAAGATTTGATGGAACTGGCAGGGATCATCCTGTCGGAGTATGAGGCGACTCGCTATATGGATCGCCCAAGCGCTATTTACATCGATAGCATTGGTATTGGTGCTGGTTTGGCTGATCGCCTCGCTGAGTTGGATTTGCCTGCGATTGGCATTGCGGTGTCTGAGAGTCCCAGCCTCAAAGAAAAATTTGTGAGGCTGCGGGACGAATTGTTTTGGAAGGCACGAGAGTGGTTTGAAGGGCGGGACGTTATGATCCCGAATGATGAGGCTCTCATCAGCGAAATCACAGCCGTCAGGTATAAATATCAGTCTACCGGCAAGCTCAAGATTGAGAGCAAGGATGAGATGAAGCGGCGGGGGCAACGCAGCCCAGACGTGGCTGATGCGTTTGTGCTGACGATGGCGGCGGAAGCTGCAACAGCATCGGGGCACCATAGCCGTTGGAACAGCCGCGCCCCCATCCAGAGGGATCTGTCATGGGTGATATAACCGACAATATATTGAACTTTCCAAAGCGCGGCGCGAATGATGATGAGATCAGCGTTACGGTTTCGCTAGAGGAAGAGGGCATATCGCAGGCGTTTGATACGCTCCGGCTGGCAGCAGTTGGGATGATGAACGACAAGTATACACCGGTCGAGGCTGGGGACATTGTTCATGGATCTATAATATTGATTAGCTGGATGGCGAAAGAGTCCGGCGTGACGGTCGCCGAACTCTTGGAGTTTTTCAAAAGCATCGAGCTTGAGGACTTTGAGGATTAGCAAATAAAAAAACGAGTTTTGCAAAATGCCAAAGAAAAAAGACCCACGTCTGACAAAGTTGGGGCTGGATCGCTATAACCAATGTAAACGCACCCCCAGCCACCCCACAAAAAGCCATGTGGTCGTTGCAAAAGAAGGCGACAAGGTCAAAACCATCCGTTTCGGGCAGCAGGGCGTCAAAGGGTCTGCGCCTAAAAAGGGCGAGAGCAAAGCGGCAAAAACCCGCAGAGCTTCATTTAAGGCCAGACACGCATCAAACATCTCAAAGGGCAAAATGTCAGCCGCATATTGGGCTGACAGGTGCAAATGGTAATGCGAAGAGTTCCGAAAGACCCCAAGTCAGGGGTGCCGAAGAAATATCTCTCCGGTGCGAAAAACAAACGCAAAAAGGCGGCTGAGATAAAACGCACCGCGCAGGCTTACAAAGAAGGCCGGTCAATTGATGTGAAGGCTGTTTCAAAATCCAGAACAGAGCAGGCAAATGGCAAAAGCAAAACCACTAAGCGAAAGCGTAAAAAAACAGCTTAGAGACAAAGCTAAAGGCACCATGTTCACACCCGCCCAGCTTCAGGCTGTCTATCGGCGGGGGCAGGGCGCTTATTTAGGCAGCGGATCTCGTAACGTGCCAATGGCAGCGTGGGCAATGGGTCGCGTCAACTCGGTGGTATCTGGCAAAGGCGGAGGCCGCAAGGCTGATGCAGATATTGTCAAAAAGGCGAAAGCTAAAAAGAGGAAATAAAATGCAAACTTGTGAATATTGTCCAAAGCCATCGCGCTGCATGGCGCGTGAGAAATGCTTTGAAGGCCGCATGCCGTTTGCCGGTGAAGAGGTCGTCCTGGCAGAACCAAAGCCGGTTCGGGTTCTCACAACTAAAGGCTACGGAATGACATCAGAGCCAAAGCAAACAAAAAAACGGAAGGTGAAGTAATGGCATACGGTAAGAAAAAAGGCGAAAAGAAAAAAGGCATCCGTTTAGTTTCAGGCAAGCACTGCTCCGCATGATTGTCCGCACATTACGCCGCCCCCCTAAAGTTCAGCCGCAGCCCATGCCTGACATGAAGCTGTGCGTCGGGTGCGTCACCCCAAAGTTCTGCAAATCAAACAGCAAATGCGATGTTGAGGCGCTGGGCAAAGCGCACTCAAAGAGGAAAGCCAATGGCAGAAAAGCTAAGTGACGAGGACGTTGGCAATCTCATCTCGCTTGAGATTTCTGACGCGCTCGACAATTACGACACAGAATATTCGGCTGACCGCATAAAGGCGCTCGACTACTATTTGGCAGAGCCTTTTGGCAATGAGATCGATGGCAAGTCACAGGTCGTGGATACGACTGTTTCGGATGTCGTCGAACAGATCATGCCCTCTCTTATGCGCGTTTTTTGCGGCTCAGACAAATATGTGCGCTTTTCGCCCCGCAATGCAGAGGACGCAGAGCTTGCCGAACAAGCCTCCGACTATGTGAACTACATCATTGCGCATGACAATAACGGCTATAAAATTATCGACACATGGATCAGGGACTCGCTCCTGTTCAAAATCGGGTGCGTGAAATTTTACTATGACGACACGACCACCGTCGAAGAAGAAACCTACGAAAACCTGAACGATGCAGAGCTTGCGCTGCTTTTGAACAATCCAGACGTTGAGGTGGTTGAGCAATCGACCAACATCACCAGCGCCACAATGATCGACGGCTCTGAAGTCGCTGCGGCTGAAAGCTTTGACATGAAGGTCAAAGTCACGCGAAAGTCAGGCCGGGTTCGTATTGAAAACGTGCCGCCCGAAGAGTTCTTATTCAATCGCAGAGCCAAGTCGCTTGAAGATGCGCGGTTCATTTGCCATCGCACCACCATGACCGTCAGCGAGTTGATCTCGATGGGTTATGATGAAGATGAGGTGCGTGAGCATATCGGCAGCACCCGCGTTGAGCTTGAAGAAGAGCGCGACGTGCGTTTTGGCGATATTGGATCTGGCTCAGACACATCGCCAGCCGATGATAGCCAGCGAGAGGTCGCAGTATTCGACAGCGTGATTTTGATGGACTTTGATGGCGATGGCATTGCAGAGCGCCGCCGCGTTTTATCCATTGGAGACTCTGGCTCGCACGTTTTGGAAAATGAAGTTACCGACCACATTCCGTTTGCGGTCATCAGCCCCATCAACATGCCGCACCGCCTGATTGGTCGCAGCATATTTGATCTGACAAAAGATGTGCAGCAGATCAAATCTGTTCTGATGCGGCAGTATCTTGACGCAACATATCTGACGGTAAACCCGCGCACAGTGGCAGTCGAAGGCCAGGTCAATCTGGATGATTTGCTGGACGGCTCTGCTGGCGGTGTGATCAGGGCTAGAAATGCAGGCGCTGTGCAAACATTGGGTGGGCAGGGCGTTGGCGGCGAGGTTTTGCCGCTGCTTAGATTTATGGACGACATAAAAGGCAACCGCACCGGCATCACTGCCGCATCCGCCGGTCTTGACCCAAATGCGCTGCAAAGCACGACCGCATCAGCCGTTGCTGCAACCGTCAAAGGCGCAGGCCAAAAGATTGAGAGCTTTTGTCGTAATATTGCCGAAGGCGGCATGAAGGACTTATTTAAAGGCATTTTGCTGCTTTCGACCAAATACCAGCAAGAAAAGCGCGTCATTCGCCTGCGTAACAAGTTTGTGCCGATTGACCCCCGCGAGTGGGACAGCGAGTTCGATGTGGTGGTCAACGTCGGTCTTGGCACCGCAGACGATGAGCAAAAGATCGCGTTTTT